CGTTTCAAATGTTGATGAAATCGTTTCAGAAATCTGTGATTTCGTTGCATATGTAGATTCATTCTACAATGCAAAATCTGGTATCTACCCAATTAAAGGTATGACTAATAGAATGGTTTTGAATGCTACTAAGAAATACATTGCATCTCTAAATGATGAAATGACATGGGGTGGTGGTGACTCCCTCGACAGAGAAAGAGTTCGTGACATCATCCTTGAAGACAACCGCCTAGAGTGGATTAACTAAGGAGAATATTATGGGATTGTTAGTAGATGTATATAAGAACGGCAAGTATGATTGCACAAACGGTGGTGTTTCATCACGCAACATCAAAGGACTTTGTTTGACAAATGTGGATGGGCCTTTCGATCCATCTGATGATTACCCTGCCGCAAAACTGGTAAAACAGACTTTCGGTTTCGGTTCTTCTGTGAAAGTGATTCCAGAGGAAGCAGAGGGTAAACAGACTATGATGGGTGGCAACTATGCCGCAACATCTGATTCACGGTTTAGTAATAAAATCGAAGAGATGTTGGGTGTTCACTTTTATGGTGCTGTTCCTATCCATGATCGTGTGGAATAAATGCCAAAAAGTGCTTGACATTGTTGTTCTGATAACATATAATGTAAGTATAGTGAGAAATGAGGTGAAATTATGAATGACTTAGTAAAACATATCGAGGCAATCAATGCCAAAACCCAAGAGTGGATTGATGCAAATCCAGGCAGTTGGGCTGGTATGATTACTACCGATATTGAACACTGGAAAGAGTATGGTATTACCACTCCTGCCCAGTATGATCGCTATATGTTGGAACAGGCAGTGTATGAAACACACAAGGATGCATATGGTGTGAAAGGTCGTCATTATGATTTCGACAACATGACTGATGAAGAACTCAAAGATGAGTATGAACATCTCTGCAAAGTCGCTAATGAAGAGTATGAGAGGGAACAGAAGTTCTATGCTGAACAAGTAGAAGAGTTCAAAGAACTTGTTCAGAAAACTATCGCCTTGGGTGCTGGTGATGAAGAAACTGCATTGCGTTGGTTGACTGCTGGACAAGAGTTCTACCACATACAAGATGTGGAAGGTTGGGTTTATGACTACAATATTCTGTTTACAGATTATGGTAGGGAACTTGTGAAGAAGTTGGAAAATATTGTAACTTATAAAGAATGGTTGGAGGCCGCTTAAGATGAATGATGTGATTCGTGATATTGAGGTTCTAGAGAATCTTGTAATTGCAATGAACGAGGGGGCTTCTGATGAGAAATATGCTGCTCTGTGGGCAGTAGAGAAACTTCTCATTGAGAAGAAGGACATAGTTCGTAAATTTGAATATGAAATGGAAAAGGAGTTCGCAAATGATTCGCTCAAAATCGCTGTCTAATGAGATTGTCATTGACCTAACTGGCCCAGAGGGTAATGCTTTTGCCCTAATGGCAAATGCAAGTAGGTTTGCAAAACAGTTAGGACTCAATGGCGCCAATATCATTGAAGAGATGAAATCTGGAGATTACGAAAACCTTGTCTCAGTGTTTGATAAATACTTTGGCGATTATGTAATCCTAGAGAGGTAATCAAATGACTGCTATAGAACATTCAATTATTGCAACAATCTGTCTTGCTGCCTTCTATTACTTTGGAAGGTATCAAGGACAGAAGTTTAAGGTTGAAGGTGCCATTGAAGCAACCCTAGATATGTTGGAAAGAAACAATTATATCAAAGTTAAGGTTGACGAAGAAAATGGCGAAAAAGAGCTTATTCCGCTTGACAAGTAGTTTAGGATTTGGTAATATGGAATGTAATTTGGGAGTTTAATTATGAAGAAGAGTGAGAAAATTGGATGTATGTTTATTATGAAACTCTAGAGGAGGCAATTGCCGCCGCTAAAGAAATGTGTGCTGTTTTAGAAACCTATGTAAAAATCACCAAGTGTAAGGGTGGTTATGAACTTTTTGGAACAGGTGAATTTGTAATGGAAGTTAAGGAGTAAAAATGAAAAAACTTGTAATTGCGTCTGCTATCGCATCAATGATTTCTGCACCAGTATTTGCTGCAGAGAATGTTAAAGTGATGGACGAATATAAAACCATAACGAAACAGATACCACATACTGAAAAAGTATGCTCTACGGTTGATGTTCCAATTTATGGACAGGGTAATGTAGATACTACTGGTGATATGATTATTGGTGGTATTATTGGTGGAGTTATTGGCAACCAGATTGGTAAAGGTGGTGGTAAACAGGCCGCAACAGGCATTGGTGCTATGACAGGTGCTATCATTGGTAATAACAACGCAAAAAATCGTAATCAACAGATTGTTGGGTATCGACAAGAACAGAGATGTTCTAACAATACTACATATACTACAGAGACATATGAAGTTTATTCTCACAGTGTGATCATATTCTATGAGGATGGAAAAAGATATGCTCTAAGGTTTACGAAGTAGTAACTAGTTGGGTTAAGAAATCTGCCCTTAGCTCAGCTGGATAGAGCAACGGCCTTCTAAGCCGTGGGTCGGGGGTTCGACTCCCTCAGGGCAGGCCAACTACTAATATGAGGATATAATGTATAGAGAATATAATAATAATTTTAAGAGAAAAAAATTTAATAAAGAAGAAAAACCGCAAGGTTTGACAGTTACAGTTCGTAACGATGATGTGAATGGTGCATTGAGGGTCTTGAAAAAGAAGTTGATTAAAGATGGTCTTTTTCAAGAACTTAGAGAAAGAAGTTTCTACGAAAGTAGAGGAACAAAACGCCGAAAGGCAAAGGCTGCTGCAACTAGAAGATATAAACGAAAGATGCAGAAGAGAATGGATGAACTTGGTTACTAATTTTTTTGAGGTGATACTATGGCAAGGCGTAAAGTCGAAACAGACGCCACTCTTACTAAAAAGAGAAAAACCCGAAAACCTATGTCAGAAGAGCAGAAGAAGGCCGCTGCAGAGCGCCTTGCGAAGGCTCGTGAAAAACGACTAAAAGAAAATCCCCCAGAATATAAATCTATTCACCCAGATGTTTTGGCAAAGGGTGACGATCATGCTTGGTCACATAAAAAAGTCAAAGAGTGGATTAAGACACAAAAAGGACTTGCGGCCGCAGAACGGGCTGCCGCACGAAAGAATGTTAAAGGTGCGTTGGCAAAACAACTTCAACATGAAGGTTATGTTCGTAATATGGAAACATACCTTAGAACAGGAATTTGGTTGGATATGTTTTGGGGCGAATACCAACAGAACAGAGTTAAGAATATCTGTCTAGTCATGGCATACCATGAAGATGGAACACCAAAACGGAATATCGGGACTTGGTATCCCGATTTACAGACCGAATGGACTAGAGAGATGGAAGAGGAAGATGGTTACTATGCCAGACGAAAAAGGTAAAGTCATTCAGTTTCCATTGAAACTCGATCCAAAAAATCCAGTTCATATTGATGATACTGCTTTACAGTTACACACTGATTTGAAGTTTGCAGACCATCTTACAGAAGGATTGGTTGTCAACTTAATTCACAACATGGGTGAGAATGAGGTTGATACTAGTGACCCTAACTTTATTAGAGATATTGGGTTTTTGATTGAATTGGTCAAGTCTACAGTTTATAGGGATATGGGAATTAAACATCCAATGCAAGGATTAGTAGATTTGTTTGTAGAGTCTGCACACGATGAAACACAAGGACTCTATACTAGGTTTGATATGGAAGCATTGGAAGAATTTATTGGAGATGATAAAGAATAACGCCGCTGTGGCTCAACGGTAGAGCAACTGATTTGTAATCAGTAGGTTGGAGGTTCGATTCCTTTCAGCGGCACCATGCGGGCATCGTATAATGGTAATACCTCAGATTTCCAATCTGATGCTAGGAGTTCGATTCTCCTTGCCCGCTCCAAAAATCTATTGACATTATTATTGTCATGGGTTAATATATAAAACTATGAAAATATAAGGTGAAAATACCATGATACTTGTTGACATGAACCAAGTGACCATCAGCAATTTGATGATGTCCATCGGTTCAAAACGACAGAATGATGTCGATGAAAATCTGGTTCGCCATATGGTATTGAACTCGTTGCGTATGTATCGCTCTAGGTTCAGTGAAGAGTATGGTGAGTTAGTTCTTTGTTACGATAGCAAGAAGTATTGGAGAAGAGATTTCTTCCCCAACTATAAATCTAATCGTAAGAAAGATAGAGAAGCGTCTGGACTTGATTGGACAACTATCTTTGAAACACTGAATAATATTCGTGATGAAATCAGAGACAACTTCCCATATAAAGTTCTAGAAGTAGAGGGTGCAGAGGCAGACGATTGTATTGCTGCTGTAATTGATTATGTTTCTAAAACACCATCTGCATTTGAAAATGTTCTTATCTTGTCTGGTGACAAGGATTTTATACAGTTGCAGAAACACAACTTTGTAAAACAATATTCACCAGTGCTCAAGAAGTTTGTTAATGGGCAAGACCCTCGCATATATATTAAGGAACATATATTGAAAGGCGACAGGAGTGATGGTATTCCTAACTTCTTATCGTCTGACAATACATTTGTAGATGAGTTGCGTCAACGCCCTCTTGCAAAAAAGAAACTGGAAACTTGGGTAGGCCTTGAACCAGAAGATTTTTGCTCAGAGGAAATGATGAGAAATTATCAACGCAACAAAACTTTGATTGATTTGGAGTGTATTCCAAGTGACTTGAAGGATAGGATTCTTGTTGAA